ACCCACAACTTAGTACCCATGGTTGTTTGCATCACTCTTATGATCATCTATATAATTTTGCTAGTAAAGTAATTGAGCGCATGGGTACTATCAATATTGGAAAGACTGAACCTATTCGTGAGGCATGTAAGTATGTTACAAAACGTAAGTGATATCCGTCAGTATTTCATTGACGAACTTACTGCTGGTAGGTTTGTGACCGACAAGACTGGTGTAAAAACCATTGAGCTTGTCGGCGCAAACTTTCATGCAGACGAACCTACTATTTTTGGTAAGGTAAATGATGACTATATCAAGAGAGAGTTAGACTGGTACAAGTCAAAGTCTCTCAATGTCAATGATATTCCAGGTAAGGTTCCAGAGATTTGGAAGATGGTTGCTGATAAAGACGGTTATATCAACTCTAACTATGGTTGGTGTATCTGGTCTACTGAAAATCATGATCAGTACTGGAAGGTATATAATGAGCTAGATAAGAACCGAGGCTCTCGTCGAGCAGTGATGATTTACACGCGTCCGACAATGCATGAAGATTATAATCGTAACGGTATGTCAGACTTCATGTGCACAAATACTGTACAGTATCTGATCCGTGACAATGTCCTTCATGCTGTCGTACAGATGCGATCGAACGATGTAGTGTTTGGTTATCGTAATGACTTTGCTTGGCAAAACCATGTTGCTCAATTGCTTGAAGCAGCTCTTGGTTGTGATAGTCGTAAGGTAATTTGGAATGTTGGTTCGCTCCATGTGTATGAACGTCACTTCGATATGGTAAAATGAAACCTATCTTTGTTGGGTTAAATCCTGGTAAGACTGGATCCGCATTACGTCGATTCCATAATTGGTGTGATATAATGGGGATCCAGCATTACTCATTTATGAACTTATCAGGAGACCCAAACTGGGACTTCAAATACAGCACACTTGATAGGAATTTTATATGTACAATCTTACAAGACTGCTGTAAGATCGTTTGTTGGGGTGATAAAGTGTCTTCTTATCTCAAGAGATTGGGATTTGAGGATCACTTCGTATTACCCCATCCATCTGGACTTAATAGAAAAATCAATGACATTGACTACGTGAATAGTCGTCTTCAGGAATGCAAGCTATATGTCTTCGGTAATAACTAATCCAATATCAAATGTACCGGTGAATGCTAAGTCTCATGTGCATGGATGGGCGCAGGTGTGGAGTGAACAGCTTAACGCCTATATCGATCATAAGTGTACTCCACATATCATGAATGCAGACGTAGTGTACATTGATCATGGGGCTAACTTCGGTGGTATACTAAATTTATTTGGTGGTGCTAACAAAGAAGTCTTTGATAAGATCAATATCGTTGCTGCATGTGACAATATTGTGTCTCTCGATTGGGACATGCCAGACTATGGTGCAATGCTCAAGAAACGTATTGGAGCTGCAACCACTTATGAAGGTATTACTGAAGAGTGGTGCGATCGTTTGTCACGTAGATTAAGCAAAGTCAAGTCACTCAAGCAACAGGATCTTCTATACACAAGTGTGACTGTTGGTGACTCGCATACGATCGCATTTAGTGGATCTGATCACTCAGTACTTCGTAATGATGGGAAGACTCTTTTCGGAGCGTTGAAGAGTGGCTTTGAAGAACTCATGAGAGGTCTAAAACCTCAGCACGTCAATTTCTCATTTGGATCAATTGATATTCGCCATCATGTAGTTAGACTCGGTATTGATGTGGAAGATCTTGTAAAGAAATATATTGAACAGGGCGACAAGTTTGGTGACGTGACTTATAGTTTTCCAGTTCCTGTAGAGTTTGAAGGCCGTCGCATTCCTAAGACCGGTTTCTATAAGGGTAAACCATTTTATGGTTCGCTTTTAGAACGTAAAGAAATTACTGAGAAATTTATTGGTTATCTTATAAAATATTCTGGTGGACGTACTATAAATCCTCCTGAGGAGTGGTATACTATGGATCCAGAAATGTATGCAACCACTTATATGGAACACGGTTCAAGCTTTCATATTGCTCCTCCGTTCTATCGCCGTAATCATTGGGGAGTGACTGCTCTTGGCACATAATAATCATGTCATCGATAACATTAATAAAGACATTGCAAATCTGTTAATGCAAGGTGTGTTTGATAGGGCATCAGCAAAGGATTACTATCTGTCGTTGATTCCAGCTGGATATGTTTCTCCTTATCCCGATCCCATCGTTGAAACATACGATGGGATCCGTGTAGTACGTGATGATCTGATCACTGGTACAAAAGTTCGTGGCGGTGACGTCTTAATGTCTATGACAAATGCCGGTACAATTGTGTATGTGCAACCACGAGTAGGGCTTGCTGGTGTGTCTCTTCTTGATGTTGCAAAACAGAGAAACAAAAAAATTAAGCTGTTCATGCCATCATCAAAACGAATCTCTACACATCAGGCGTGTTGTATTGAGCGTGGTTGTGACTACGATTTCTATCGTATTGCTGCTATGCCTAACCTCAACCAGATTGCCATGAAGTGGTCAGAGGAAAATGATGATACATTCTTTGTACCTCTTGGACTTAAGCATGAACTTGTGACTGCTGGAATTGTAGCAGCCGCTTCAACTATTCCGGAACCTGAAGAAGTATGGACAGTTGTGTCTACTGGTGTATTGCATCGAGCATTGCAGATTGCTTGGCCTAATGCAGAGTTCCATGCTGTTGCGGTTGCCCGTAACATGAAAGCTGGTGAGGTTGGCCATAGTAATATCATTTCTGCACCTGAAGCGTTCCAACAAGACATAAAAGAAGCAGACATGCCGCCTTTTCCTACAGTTACTTCGTATGATGGTAAGGCTTGGAGATATATACCTAAGAACACAGGTCGTGACATTCTTTTCTGGAATGTAGGAACAGAGCCTATACTTGAGGATGACACAATATACGATCAGATTGACTCGTATAGAGATTGGGCAAAAAATGTGGCTTAATGAAGAAGCATTAGACGTTTTAGTTGAATACTATTATCCCAGAGCTAAATGGCTTCAAGATAATGTTAACTGGGGTCCTTTAGACTATAGAGGGCCAGAGGCAGATAAGATTGTCAATGACGATCTTATGCAGTGGATCGACATCTATGATTGTTATACTCGTAATGCTGCAGGATTTTCTAACGTTATCCAGGACTTAAAGTTTGGGTCTAAAACTCCAAAATGGAGATGGCAGAACGAGGACCGTCGTAAACTTAACACATCAAATGATTCTATCGACTGGGATCTTCCGACATGGCTGTATGTATTCATGTGCCATCGTATAACAGGGTCTGGTGCATCATTTGAAAATGATCATGGGTATCGTAATAATATTGTACAATACTGGGGTAAACATCGTGATATCAAAGATATGGGAGAAGACCTAATAGAAAGCAAGACTAAGGGGATATCATTATTTACTTCTATTGGCAATCAGCCGCCTGCTCCTAAAAAAGGAGTAAGTAACGTAGATTTTATGACAAAAGAACTTCCTGATCTTATACATAGATTCACCGAATGGTTGACGTCAGAAAGGCGTGGGCACAAATCAATAGTAGATTACTTCAATAACTATAACAAGGAAGCAGGTCATCGCAAATTCAACTTTGTATATGCAGCGTTTTCTATGGACTGCTCTGACTACTATCCTGAATATGTAGATGAACACAGCCATACGTATCTAGGAAACAACGCGGTACGGTGTATGAAGAAACTTTCTAATGGTTGGAAACCAGATGACTTTATGGATTTGCTTTCAGAAAAAACTGGTGGAAAACCAAAAGATCTTGAGGACGTGATGTGTGATTTTGTAAGATTTGGCCAGAATTACGTTCCTAGAGGAAATGGCACATTTGATCATGTGCCGTCAACTATTAAAAATAATAGCGGTTGGGAAAGCGGTTGGGAACAAAGGCAAGGATTTCAACCCCGTCAAATGATAACAATTGAATCATTTTTGAATTAACTATTTACATATAATGTGCGAGGATGTATAATGATAGAGTATAAATACAACGAAGGCAATCTAATCGCCGAGATCCAAAATTATATTGATGGTACCTATAGTGAGCATTATTCCACAAACAAATATCAAGCAACTGAGTTCATCATTGACGGCGGTCATGGTGAAGGCTTTTGCATCGGTAACGTAATGAAATATGCTCAGAGATATGGTAAAAAAGACGGATATAATCGCAAAGATCTCATGAAAATTATTCACTACGCGATCATTGCAATGCATAATCATGACCTACAGCATGGAGTAAATAGTGGAAATTAAAATTAATCTTGAAATGCTTCGTAAAGCAAAGATCATGGTTGCTACGCCAATGTATGGCGGACAGTGCGCAGGTATGTACTGTAAGTCTACCAATGATCTTGCTATCTACACAGCAAACTATGGCGTTAATCTGCGCTTCTATTATCTGTTCAATGAGTCTCTTATTACTCGTGCTCGTAACTATTGTGTTGACGAGTTCCTTCGTAGTGACTGTACCCATCTGGTGTTTATTGACTCAGATATTGGCTTTGCTGCTCAGGACATCTTTGTCATGCTTCAACTACAGATGAGTGATCCAGATAATATCAATGTTATCACTGGTCCTTATCCTAAGAAGTCTATCTCGTGGGAGAAGATTAAGAAGGCAGTTGATCTTGGGTATGGTGAGAAGAGCCCATTTGAGTTGGAGAACTTTGTCGGCGACTATGTTTTCAATCCAGCTCATGGTACTAAGTCTTTTCGTATTGACCAGCCTGTAGAAGTGCAGGAAGCTGGTACTGGGTTCATGCTTATTCCTCGTTCTACGTTTGAGAAGTATGAGAAGGCATATCCAGAATATCATTATCTACCTGACCATATTCGAACCGAGGCGTTTGATGGTTCTCGTGAGATTATGGCTTACTTTGATTGCGTTATTGACCCAGAGTCTAAGAGATATCTATCAGAAGACTATATGTTTTGCTATAATGTTCGTAAGGCTGGCATGAAAGTTTGGATGTGTCCTTGGATGGAACTAAAGCATATGGGTACATATGTATTTGGTGGTAGTCTCGGTGCTCTTGCTGCTATTCAGGCATCGCCTACTGCTTCTAAGGAATCTAATAAAAAGTTTTATGATGATGGTAAAAATCGGGCGGAACGACGCGCCGAGAAGAAGCGAAAGAAAGGATAATATATATTATGGTTACACGACAGCTTACTGAACGTACTCTTAACGTTCTAAAGAGTTTTTCATCTATTAACCCGTCAATTATTATTAAGCCAGGTAACAAGATTCGCACTATCTCGAATCAGAAGACAATCATGGCAGAAGCCACTGTCGATTCTAACTTTGAGTCAACTGCAGCCATCTATGACCTGTCTCGTTTCCTTGGTACAGTCTCTCTATTTGAGAATCCTAATCTGACATTCAATGAGAAGACTGTCAGTATCATTGAAGGTAAGAAGCGCGTTAACTATACGCTTGCGGAACCTTCAATGATTGTTCAGCCTCCTGATAAGGAACTGAACATGCCACCGTGTGAAGTGAATGTGAAGCTTACATG